CTCCTATGCTCCACCAAATACAGGAATAGCCCGCTATATAAGTGGGTTTTCTTTTTTCCATACACGTTTTTTACACGTTTTATGCGATTGTAAAAGCAAAAGCCGCCCTACTTTTTAGAGCGGCTCAAACGTTCAATAATCAATTCTTCGGCCCATGCAGGCTTGGGTCGCCAGTGCCCTCAAGCTCCTATTAGTTGTTTATATATATTCTTGACTTTTTGCTTTGCTTTCTCAACTTCGCTATCCTTGATTTGGCAACAATAATATCTGGATCGTTTGCTCAACGAATACAACGACTGATAGTCTCTCCAGAACATACGCAACTCCCTATAATCAACTAACGAATCAATTAATTTAGCATGTGTTTGAATATGGATATCATTTATAGCTAAAAAGCTATGTATACTATGCATCGCAGTATAAAATAATATCGTAGCCTTCCAATCATTGAAAGGATCATCTTCGGATATCATCGAATCCAGTTTTGAAAATAGAGCCATATTGTGTTTTGCTTGTATTGCATGTTTTTCACAGTTTGCCATAAAAGCGTTCCGTCTTTCAGTATTTAATTAATATTTTGGCTGCGTTTTTTACTTCCTCATCATAGCACTCTGTCGGCAAAACTAATAAATCACAATTAAGCGAGCCATATTTTTCAATGGTATCTATTAATAAGTCGCTGTACTTATCAATTACATCAATATTTGCATCTTCAACAAATACCCGAAAACAAACATATTCATTGCCTTCATAAACCAATAGTCTTTTGCATTCCTCTTGTTCAACACAATTTTCAATCAAATTCTGCATCCAGGCAGGCTTGCTATATAAGTCCCCATACACAAAATCGCCACATGATGTTCGGGAAGTATAATCCGTCCATTCTGCACTTGGAATGCTAAGCCTAGATTCAATAGTGCTGTTTGCCATCTCTTCCATTATTTTCAATAGATTATCGGCAACACTGGTATTATTTGTAAAATGTTCAAAGTTGTATTTTACTTCTCTAAATTCATTCATTATTATCACCCGGTTCTTCAATGGGCTCAAGATTAAATCCTATATCTTCGTCGTATTTTTGCTGATAAAAAATGCCGCTCTTTAAGTGACTTGCTACTATGCCTCGAAGCAATACAGGGTCTACGTACACACTCGATACAACTTCTATCTCTGTTTCCTTGTTTTTGTTTACGCGCCCAAATTCTATAATAATTTTCCCCTTACGAGGCATAACTCGCCAGCAATCTGCTTTTCGGGGATTAACCTTATTTTTGATTTTCAATTTTTTATGCACCGTCTCAGTTCCCATATTTACCTCATGTTGTATGAACTTCTCTTATCATTACTATAAACACGTACACAAAAAATATACCCAAAATAAAACTTCCTTTAAGTCTTATTTTAGGCTATTTTCTCTTTTGTAACAAGCCACTATATCTAGAAATTTTTTAACTTTGCAACCACAAATTGTAGTCACACGAACACTTTATCAATTTCCAACTATATTATGTATTAATTGGATTAGTTTTCATTTTTTCTTATATTAATAATATAACAGAAAAACGCGGCCATTCCATGACGTCTACCCGACAAAATAAAAGAGCCGCCCACACCTTACGATGCAGACGGCCCCTTCTCTCAGCCTTTCGGCTTTTCGTATTCCTGTGCTTGCTCGCTGTCCTTTATCCCTTTGGTTGTCGGGTCGGTCAACACACCGATGAAGGACAGGATTGCCATTGCCACCGTACCAATCAAATACGGGTTGCTAAAAAACTGCTGAAACACATTCGCAATGCTGTCCCACGTCGTCAAATCCTCAAATCCAAGCCCGAGGTATGCCAAGACGGGCGACAGAATCACGCCGATCAGTCCAATCCAAAACTGTGGACTTTTCACCCTTACCTTCCAGTTAATTTTGCTCATATTGTTTCCTCCTTACTCCCACAAAATACGCCATGTTTTCGGTCCGATGATACCATCCACCGCCCCGATGTCGCGGCCCTCGTTCTTCCGCGCCTGTTGGAAGCGCTTAACTGCCGCCTTTGTTTTTTCTCCGTATATCCCGTCGATCTTACCCGGCTGCGCCAGATGCTTTTCAAGCCGTTCCTGTGCCTGCCGCACATCAGCCCCGCGCATCATCGGGTCGGTCAGCTTTAAATTCCGCGTAAGACCCGGTACACTCGGCTCCGGCGTGGGTGCAGGTTGTGGCTGTCCGCCAAGTGCATACGCCTTTACCTCGTCAAACGGGAAATACTTGCCCGGACAATCCGTATCCGATACATCCTTGTGTCTGATGATCTCCGTGATGCCGTAATACTGCGCCACGTCTCTTGTAATCCGTTTTAAGCCTTCCTTCTGTGCTTCGGGCATTTCGTTATGCTCAAAATCTCCGAGGGCTACAATCGCCACAGAATCATCATTCATGCCCTTTGATTCCGGCGCGGAGTTGTTCACCGAACCGCCGCAATATTCAAGGCCGCGGCCCTTTACTACCGTTCCGTCAGGAAGCACGCAGAAATTATAATCAATCCCCTTGTGTCCCCTGCCTAAGTGGTAGGCATGAATTCCCTGCACCGTTTCCCCCGGTCCGCCGGAGGTGTGGTGCTCGATAATCCGCACCGTTTTTTTCCGGGGCGTAAGCGCCCCGTTAAACTTCAAACCATAATCCTGTACATACTCAAACATTGTTATTTCTCCTTTTTTTAATTTAAAAAGACGCTTTCCGCGCCTTATTTGTTATTGTTTATGTGGTCCGTAATTCTGTGATGGGCTTGCTTTGCGCTCTCTTCGACTGCCGTAATTCGTTCGCCGTGCTCTTGGATAACATCAACCCTCTCCGCCACTTCCTCAAGCCGAGCAATCCTATCCGAGTGTGCGTTTACATCACCCTTTATTTCCGCAATCGCCGCCTGCGTCCCGACAACTCCATCCTGTATATTATCAAGCTGCTGTTTGACCGCGCCCTTCCATTCGCTGTCATTTGAAATTTTTCTATCCCGCCCGGATAGCCACCCCGCAAGACCGACGAAGCCACCAATTATGGCGATCAATAAAGTGATCTCAATCTGCATCATTTTCCCCCATTATCTCATTCATTTGCTCTCCTGTAATCCACCCCATGTCAACAGCCCCTTGAAGTCCTGCTTTATCAAGCCGCCCTCCCTGATATAGTCGTTTTAATGTTTCAAACATTCAAATCACCTCCAAGCATCGAAAGCACTACTATGTCCAGTGTTTCCCGTATTTGCTCCATTTCAGATTTTGGCGGTTCTGGAATAGGCGGCTTTTTATTCTCCGCGATCTCTGTTATTTTTCCGGCCACAATTTTATAGTTGTACCTCCCGTATTCATCGTACAAGTTATACCGTCCCTGCACATGCGCATGTTCATCCCCTGGGCCTTCATCCAGCAATACATCGCCACCTTGCGGCTTCTCAAAAGCCGTTGAAAAAACCGCAAGCACATTTCCGCTTTCATCCGGCCGTGCATATACCTGATAAATTCCGTCCATTTATTTTCCTCCTGTCAGTAGATTTCCGCATCTAAAATTAACGTTCCCGCTGTCATATATGCGAACGCCGTACCTACCGGTACATTTGTAGCAATGCCATTTATTGCGACCAATATTTGTGTCGTATATGAATTTGAAACCGTCACATTTGAGCTTTGTCCGACCATTCCATTGTAGCCTCTTACTCGTACAGATTCGCCCGAAGGCAAAATGACAGTTGGTTTTACCCGGAAAGCCGATTGAATCGGATACATTATATCGGCACGCCCCGCCGCCGATACCCAACCATAGCCGCCGAACATTGGTGCGCAATAGCGCGACGCCATAGTCCGTTCGACAGACCGCGAGCGCGGAAAATGCGGGGTGGCTATTTCTCCAAGTTCGAGTTTTGCGGAGTATATTTCATATGATTGTGGGGTTGTTACCGCACCGATTCGCACGGGCGATATCCACCACGGCTTTGCATCATTGCCCGTAATCGGCGCCGCATCAAATGTGAAGGAAACTTTTTGCAGTTCGCCTGTCGAAATAAATGATTTATATACGCCTGTTGGGTCCTCAGGCGTACCTTGACGCCCTCCGCGCCCAATCAAAAACTCGACTCCAGGATTATCAAACTTCAACATAACGGAAAGGGTAACTCGTTCTGTTTCGCTCAACTCAAAATGCTGCCATTCCACAGGTTGGGCTATATTATGGTGCTGCGGAGCCCCTTCAACACGTATTCCGCCGTTTGAAATTGGAGATACCTTTTTGCACACGACGCTGGACGAACGCCATCGATTAGCTGTATAGGTTCCGGATGGCGGAGAGTTCCAAGTGGTTCCCCGATCCCATAAGGAGAAGGTTCCATTTATAAGCAGATTTTCTCCCGGCCGCGTTGTCCATACCTCATTTATTGCGTCAAGTACCTTTTTATTTGCCGTTTTAAGCGATTGGTACTCGCTGCCTGTAGTCACATAGGCGGACGTATCCTCCTGAGAGTTCCACCATTCATACCATGCTTCTTTTTCCGCATCCGACCAATCACCCCATGACTTTTGTGTCTCTGACAGCCACGCAGTATATTGATTGAAAATTGTCGTGGTATCGACCTGTGTTATTACACCCGTAACGTAACCGCATAATGCCGTATTCATTCGCGTATCAGTAATATCCGACTGGTTTATCTTCGTTGCGTTTTTCCGTACCTTACATTGCGCAAGGCATATCTGGTAAATATCAGAAGTCCTCACCAGCTCAGGCGGTACAGGCGTTGCCGCTGCCGCCCCCTCCACTTTCATTATTGTAATTTCCCGATTTTGCTTGTTAAGCTCAACAACAATGTTATCTATTCGGTCTGCTGATGCGCTTGCCGCCGAAAACTCAAAATTCACGGTTTCGGATTCTTTTCCAAACCTGCCTTGAATCCAACAACGTCCGGGCATGACCTTTACTCCAAATAAATCATCATCCCGTTCCATTACTTGGAGGTTATCACTCGGATTCGGGTAAACTCCGCTTCCCCATATTGACGAAAACATTGCCGCCATGAAATCGGAATCCTGCGCCCGGTCAAATATAGGCAACCCCGTTGCATCGTCAAATCCTATCACTTCACTATCGAAGTAACCATATTCCATAATCTTCCTCCTATTTATGCGTTGACACTTTCCAAAAATTCAAATAATCTTCACCAAAAATTGTGTTGACGCTCAGTGCATTGTTCTCCCACGTTTCTATGCACTCCGTGATCCGCTTTTCAACCGTTATCCCAAGGCCCGTATATTGTACAGTGCTGATATCGCCCAAGTCATAATCCTGCTTATAGATCAGCGACTTATTATATACAGATATTTCACAGTCCACGTTTTCGACGACAGCCCATGATGCTTTCTTCTCTTTTCCCCGCTGTTTGAGTATTGTACGATATACAGGCTCGGAGATTGGGTTTTGGTTTTCGTCCTCCATGCGGAGATCGCGTGCATCAACATACATTTCCCGCCGATCTTCTCCCGCTCCAACCTCATTCAATGTTTCTACGATTCTCGCGGAGCCTTCTCCTTCCCCGGCGATATATGCAAAATTTTTGTAATTCTCGCTGTCCTTGTAGTAATCGATCTGGTTTATGTTGTCGTAGGTGTCAGAAAAGACCGCCCAACTATTTTCCTCTTGATCCTGCGTGCGGTCCTTTCCATTCCAAACCCGAAATTCTATTTGATTAGTGTCGAAATCATAGACCGCCCCCACTGAACAACCACATTGCAGGCATAATTCGTAAACGTATTCCATCAGGTTATTGTAAGTAACCTGCAACGCTGCAACCTTACTCGTTGAAGCAACCATCCCCATGCGAACGTTTGTAATCTTTCGTGCAGTATCAGCAGGTGAGATGACATTCCTCGTAATCAAATCAGCAATTATAGGCCCGGCCTGCCTCTCTGTCGTTGTCGTATAGGTCGGAATTATAATCCGATCATCCAGAAACGATTCCAGAAATCTACCCGACAAAACAAACTGCGTTGCGCCCGTTTCATCCTGCAGCGATTCTACCCGCTCCACCCGGCCCGTTTCGATTGCATCCGGCCTATACAGGTACTTTGTTTCCAGCAGCGTCGCGTCTGGTTTTGCTGTTAATTGAAACTCGCCTACATCAAAATACTTACGATGCCAGATCAAAGAATAGAAATTGTCCAGTTCACCGAGCACATCATAGTTTTTATCCAATAGCTTTATATTCATAATCTAAATCCCAAGATAGCGAGGCGTATAGTACACATAGACCGCCATGTTTGTATACCCGACGTCTGCGTCATATTCGATCATATTTGACCCTACGTTTAATTGGAACATTTCCGAATCGCGGTCAATATACTGGAAAGAGTTGACACCGTTAAGCTCAATCCGCTTCTCCCCGCGTTCTGTGTTGATTGTCAAAACGTCCCCCTTCGCAAGAGTTCTTTTTACCCGGACGAATGCGCCGGATTCGTGTTTTATGATCGGATTGACCACCTCGCCTTGCGCTTCGATACGAAAAACGGCCCCCGCGTCTATGTCCCCGGTATTATCTAAATTGAGCCGTGTGTTAAATTGTCTGTATCCGGCTAAATGCCCTTTAATCCAGTGATATGTACCCCCTTTGTCCTTTGCGGCGGCTACGGGGCTTATAAACGGAAACGCAAACTGTTTTACGATGTTCGCAATGTTCTTTCCGAAGCTATCCATATCCCGGAAGAATGGATCAGCACAGGTAATGGCAACTTCAAAGGCGTTCCTGTTGCCTACCCTATTTTTAACAAATTGAAATTCAGAGACCCGCCCCATGATCCACCGCATATTTTCATACATTTTAATTTTTACTTTTATGTCCTCTTTGGGATTAAAGAACCGCACGAGGAAATCCCGCGTTTTGCTTTCGCATACCGCGGCAATACCAATCTCGCGCGGCTCTATGTTGTTCCCGTTGAGTATTGCCCCGTCAAGCTGTGCATTTGCCTGTAGGTTGGGGGAATAGTCCGACGCTTCGCACCCTGTCAGATCATATGCACGATTGACCTCCAGTACTTTGCCCGCACATTCAAGCTGTATATTGATTCTGTAGTCATCAAAGCCCATGAATAAGCTGTCTCCCCTTTCTTCGCAGTTCCCGGTACATTTTGCCCGGCGTTTGAGGTGGGTTCACAATGGTATTGTTTTGATTAAAGTTGTTTACTACTCCCGTGGGAACGCCATATCCTCCGCCCTTGCTAACGCCTACGCTTACAGGCACCTTTGTACTGCCCGCCTTGATAAGCGATTGCGTCATTTTATCAACGCTATCCAGTGCAAGGGGTGCCCCTTTCTTAACGCCTACAGCAATACCAGCTGGGAACATGTATCCAACCTCATCTTCAAACGCGCGTGACGGCGAATGAATTTTAGCCGTGCTTTTTGCTTTGCTGATCGCGGCATTTACTACATCCTCGATTGCAGACGTCAGAATACTTTGATTATTCCGGACGCCGGACGCCATGCCGGATACCATATTTTTGCCAATGTCACTCCATCCGGAAAGAGAAATCGACGCTTTAGCATTACTGATCGTACTCTTGGCCGCTGACGTAAGCGATTCTTGTTCGCCTTTTACACCCTGCACCACTAATACGATCATCCGTTTTCCAATATCTCCCCAGCTCGCCGTCGCCGCATTCGCCGCCGTTTTTGCCGAGTTCATAACAGATGTCATTGCGGACGAAACGGAGCTGGTTGCGCTCCTGATCCCGGTTGCATAACGCGACATCATGCGTGTGCTTTCGGCCTGTGCGTCACTGGATGCCTTTTTCAGAACATTCAGAATCGATGTTGACATACTTTGTGCCGCAGACTGCACGGATTTCGTCCCGTTCTTAATGGCTGTCGCCATACCATTCGTAATAGCAGAATAATCCGCATTGGACAGGTTGGATACAACACGGTCTGCAATAGCCTGTGCCGCTTCATCCGGCGCTTGGCTTTGCTCCATGCTCGTGCCAATCGTCTGTCCAACATTCCCGCCCGATGCTTCAATGTCCCCTTTCCTGGCTTCGAGCGTATTCACCGTGGTATCTGCCGTTGTATTTGCTACCTGCGTGGCCCCGGCAAATGCCAGTTCATTCGCCTTTGCGGTCCCGGCCTCAATACCTGCCACATACTGGTCCCACTGCTCTTTTCCGCCTTCATCCCACTTTGAAACCATGTCATCAAGGAAGCGGGCATCTTCAATAGTCATATCTGCAAGGTACTGTTTTTGAGATTCCGGGATTTTTCCCATGATGGAATTATAATTATCCACGTACGCAGCGGTGACTTCGTTATTATGCTCTTGGATCGCAAGCCGCTCTTTTGCAGACTGTTGCTCCGAAAGAACGATTTTATCTTTTGTTGAGGTTGCCGCATCGACAATCTCTTGCTGTTGGCCTTTGTACTTGTCCAGGGCCTGCTGGTTGATGTCATTCCACCGGTCAAGGGTTGCCTGCTCAATCTCATTGAGCTCCTCGCCCTTTTTGCGGCGTTCCTCCAGACCGGCAGCGTAGGCCATATCTATTTCGACTTGGCCGTCCTTGATCGCCTGCACATAATCCTGCTCGGCTACAGCCTCCTTCGCGCGATTCTCCTTGATCGTATTGAATTTCTGGATATCTGCCTCTTCGAGCTGGCCTCCCGCGTCGATCAATGCCTGAATATTCGCAATTTCCTCATCGGTCATCTGGTCGCTGATTTTCTGATATTCGTCAACGGCCTTTATTTTGTCCTTATAGGAATTGAGAGCAATTTGCGTCTGTTTTTGCGCAAGTTCCGCTTGCGCTGCTTGTTCCCGAGCCAGACGTTGCGCTTCGTCCGAAAGATCGCCCATACCTTCTTCAAGGTCCTTATTCGCGTCCTTAAGTCCGTTATTATAAATACGAAGGTTTTCAGATTCATCAATCAATGAAGCATATTCTTTTTGGAGACCCGCTGCTTCATCCGCAGTTAAATCCATGCCGCTATTCAGTTTTGCATACACGGAAGATGCTTTATCATTCAGTTCATTTATGCGCTGCTGGTTATCTGCAATCAGCTTCTGATTATTGGCGACCTGCGTTTGTGCCGACTCAAGCAAAATTTCTGCTTCTGTCGCTTCCTGGGTTAGTTCGTTGGCGCGTTCGACCATAAGCGTGGCTTTTTCAAACTCCGCCTGCGCGTCAACAACTTTATTCCACTGCTCAGCATTTCCCGTGAGCGCCCCGGTGTTCTCGTCCACCATTTCGGACAGGCCGGAATAATTGCTTGTGAGCTGGGCGGTGATCGAGGCCATTTCCTGTTGCTCACCAGCGGTCAGGTCTGTCTTGCTTCTCAGTTCCTCCAAACGCTGTGTCATATTATGGGCTTCGTCAGCGGTTGCCTTGATTGAAGCCATATTTTTTTCGTATTCCGCCGCGCTCTGTGCTGCCGATTGCGTTAATTCATCTTGCGCCGCCACCATTGCCTCAGCTTCTGCGCGTGCGGCTTCCGCTTCCGCATTGGTGCGTGTTACCGCTTGCACGATCACAGCGATCAGTGCTGCAATAAGAGCGATGACAAGTACAATCGGGTTCGCAAGGAATGACTTGTTAAGTGCGTCAACCGCTTTTTTGAAAACAAGGGTTATCGCTGCGCCTATACTCATTTCGCCCGACAATACCATTGTCGCTGTTCCTGCAAGGGCTTGTCGTAACGTGAGCGCTCCCACTGCGGCGGAGGCATAGGAATTATCCATTGCGTACAATTTAAGGGCATATGACGCTCCTGTAGTAAGCGCATTGATCGCCGCCATTGAAGTTTGCACAGTCTTTAGAATCTTGAAGGCAACAAAGCCCGCGATTACTGCTGTCGCTGCAACAGCAACCTTGTCCAGATTGTTTGCCAGCCCTTTCAGCACAGATTCTATTCCTTTACCAAACTGCACCATGCCCTTTTTGACGTTAAAAGCAGCGTCAAGCTGCTCCAACATAGCGGCGGTCCCGCGCGCAATCGCGGCCCGCATATTATCCATACTGCCCTGCCAACTCGTTCCGGCTGTTTTCGCTGCGCCCGCAATGGAGGGAAAGCCTGTGGTCCCTGTACGAAAAGCATTGTTCATAACATCGATGAAATCCGATGTTTTGAGTTCACCTTTGCTCATCTGGTCTGTAACTTCTTCCGTGGATTTGCCAACGGCAGAAGCATAAATCTGAATGGCCGGAATCCCTGCTTCAAGGAGCATTTGTAGGTGCTCCATTGTGACGTTGCCCTTAGTACCCATTTTCTGTAATGCCATTGAAACGGTTTCGAGATCGGCGTTCGTCCCCTTCGTATAGAACGCAACAGCGTCAGCCCATGCGCCCATTGTGTCCGTAGCCTTAGAAACCTCCATGCCGGAGGCTACAAATGCTTGTACGCCTTTTGCTGCGGTGTCCAGTCCAAACGCCGTCCCCGTAACAATGCTATTCGTTTTCTCAAGCGCCATACTTGCCTTGTCTGCCGATCCCGTCATGGTGGTCATGACGCGCGAAAACTGATCCATTGTATCAATGCGCCTCATGGCGGCGTCGATTGATTCAACAACCATTCCGGCGATCTTGGAAACGCTTTGTTTAAGAACCTCAAACACGGCCATTCCTTTTACGATTTCACCCTGCAAACCGTTCATAGACGCTTTAAGGTCTTTTGTATTCAGATTTACGTCTATGTCTACCTGTCCGTGTGCCATCCGTTTTTCTCCTAAATTGAGTACAAAAAAGACACCCGCATTTGCGAGTGTCTAACATCTGTGATAAAAGCTACTGATATTACATTTTACATCAGGCTTTGAAGTAATTCTTCCTGTGGTAAAATATCAGGCAGTTCTTCAAACTCATCAGTTGTATAAGCGTACATTTTTCTTTCTTTCGACTCATTCGGCTTTTCTGCATCTCCCATGTCCGTAAAGGAACGAATGCTTATTTTCGATCCTGAAAAATCGTTGAAATACTCTTCAAGCCCATCCGTAGTAAATTGTATATACCTATATCCCGTACTATCATCTTCATATGTATTAACATACTTTAAATCATCAAATGACAAGCCATTATCGTAACAATAAATCGAGCATTCAAAAGGAGCTACCTCAACGTCCCTATCCGCCCAATATTTGTCATTATCGGATAATTGCAGAATACTACTCACATCAATCGTCAGGAGCACTTCGACTTGATAAGTCGTTTTTCCGTGGTTATCGTACTCCCGTTGACACATATCCAACGAGACTAAATCTATGGTCGAATCTTTATAATATGGGATGCTGTAAGGAAGAGAGTCGATTTCCACTGTATCAATTCCAGTATTATTGCTACATCCTGCCACCAATAGCCCGCAGGTCATTATCACGCATAAAGCAAAAACCAATCCTTTTTTCATATCCCCGCACCTCCCTTTTATGTCTCTATCCTAACACCCTGTCAGGCTTTTTACAAGACCGTTACAGGCCGTGCGGTGATCTTGGGGATAAATACTTCATAGGCTCCCCCATTCGGCTTCAAAGGCCTCCGCTTCGTGTAATTCTTCAATCGTCATACGTCGGGGAATCTGCACGCGCTCTATCGCCCGTTCCGCTTCCATGCGCTCCTTGCCTTTCATCTTCGATGTGTCCATAAATCGCAACTGGATTTTATGCACAAGCGAACTGCCAGAGGACAGGCAGCCCAAGAGGGCAAGAAAACGATACCAATGGATATCTTCTCTCAATAGGTCGATATTATATTCCCTTAGAAAATCGGAATATATTTCGTCGGCATCAAAATCAAAATCCATTTGCGGCGGTTCCCCGTCCTTCTCCGGCTCTGCCCCTCCGTTTATAAATTCTTGCATAAGCCCCCAGGCATTTTCCTGCGGTATTTCATCCGTATAAAAAAAACGATAGGCATACGCAAGACGCTGCTGCGGAGATTTCTTTTCATCATCGAGCACCCGCATAATCCGCATAATATTTCGGAACCGGGCATCAATCGGGTACCCTTCTATTTCCTCCGGGAAAATGTTAAGGCTGTGCCGTGAGAATGAAACGATGCTCATTTTGCCTTTTTAGCAGCAGGGCGCGTAGCCTTCGGTTTTGCCTTTGGGCTTTCCTTTGGCTTGTCCCCGTCGAGCGCATATTCCTCGTCTAAATCTTCCTGATAGGTCCTGACTACCGCCGCCGCGACCTCCTTCATAATGTCAATGGCCTGAACTAACCCAACAGGCTTCCCGTTCGCCATCTTATGCAACGCACCTTCGCCCAACATTACATCAATATAATCCCTCGCTTCAAGAATCGCTTTCGTGATTTTTTTGCGCCCCTCTTCCGTGTCTGAGGTAACATCCGTTAATTCCTTTTCGTACCGCTGCAAAAGATTATCTGCCCTTTCCAGAACGTCTATATCAGACTTAAGAATATCGAACACATAACCATTGATCTTGATCTTCTTCACTTCAATATCGAAATTAAGCTCTTTCATACAATCCTCCAAAAAAGGAAGGGGCCGTTATTATCCGGCCCCGCCATTCGTTAAACCTCTACTTCCATATGGAAGGTCGGCACATCATTCGCGACTACCGCCGTACCATGTGTTGGTGTGCCGCGCTGCCCGATAGTATAGGTAAGTGTGCCTGCTACAATATCGTAGGTATCAATCGTAATCAGCGCGTCAAACTGCAACGCGACGTTTTCCTGCGCCTCGGCAACAGTCTTTTTTTGCTGGTAAACGATCATGCCTTTCGTTACAGCGTCGGAACCTATGCCCTGCTTATCGTACAGGCCAAAAACATAATCATATACCGGATCACCGATATATGCTGTCTGTGTCTGCGCAATCGTGGGCTTATAGCTTTTCAGTTCATCGGTAGGGCCTTCATCCGCAATATAGTCGAATGTTTCCGTTTCCGCATTCATCGCGTGTGCGAAATCCGTAGAGGTCCGCGCCCGTTTCCAAGTCGGTTCCTCCGCTTCTGGCGTGGTGTTAAGAAAGAGATAGTTTAAATTTTTTTTTGCTTTCTCCAATGCCATGTTATTTTTCCTCCAAATATTTTAGTCTTACGGGAAACTGGAACTTTGCCATGCCCGATTCGTACATCTCCGCAAGCTGCGGCATATTAGACAGGTTTTGCAGTTCGTAGCAACTGTAGCCCGTCCCGAAATCCGGGTAATTTCCCATTTCTTCCTGTTCCTCGATCCAATCCTGCCAACCGCGTAGCGTAAGCATATTATCCGCATTCACATCGTCCGTTGTCTCTGACATTTTGAACATTACTTGAAACATGAAGTCATACGTTACTTCCTTCACGTCCCCGGAAATGAACCCCGGCTCTGCTTCGGAAGGAATCGGAACGATTGCACATTCCCCGTCGTTTGCCCCCAGCCAGTTTAAAAGCGGCGTGCCTGTGAGCGTGTCGCATTCCTGCGCCCATTCCAGTAATTTCTTGTCAATGTTTATTCGCTTCACCCGATCACACCCTTCTCTTCACGAATGCTTGAACGTCACTGATTAGCTTGTCCTTTTTCCCTGCGGTCATGGCTACACGGTCCCAATAGGCCGATGCGAGCCGATGCGTCGACTTCCCGAAGCGCATATGTGCGCCATGATAGATTTTCTCTGCATACGGTTCATTGTGCCGGATTACCGCTTTGTTTGGTAACGCGAGGATTTGAATGTTTTTAGCCAAGTATCCTTCGCGGTACGGTATGAACGCATAATACAGCCTGTACCAGTCCTGCGCGGCGTATTTCGCGGTTTTCGCGTTTATCCCCACATCGTCAATAATTCTTGGTACGGGCTGATTCCACTTGAACCGTATATTTTTCGCCATGCCCTTACACACCCTCTACTCGAATATGTTTTCCGTGCGCACTCCTTGTATTATCAGGAACCGCCTTGATCGTCATAACATCCGGCAGCAAAGATTTTTTAATTTCCGCTTCCGTATTGGGCTTTGTCCCGGTGATCTCCGCTGTTTGGATATCAAGGGCGGCGAGATCGCCGCCTTGCAGGGTGAAAAACTTCTTTCGATCCTCTGCGTTGAGCGCAGCCCATACCTGCGGCTTACGGTACAATTCGGAATACGGGACCACAAGCACGAGGCTATTCGCGATATTTGCTGTTCCTCCCGACACATCACGGTTGACATGGGTTTTCCATTTGCATTTCACCGGGAGTATATGCCGGAACCATTCATCTTTCCCGGTTTCTGGATTACGCCACCGATTCCAAACGGTCACATTGTCATTGCACCCAAGCATCACGACACCCCTCGGTAAAGCTGTTCTGCCGTGAAATATGTGCGGACGATATTAACCGTTTTGCGCTGCACGGTAACTTCATCATGCCCGGATGTATCGAGCGTTTCAGAATAGCCCTCATTAGAAAACGACTTGATAGCCGCCCCACTTTCCCCGGTCACGCTCTTACCCTGCAAATAGAATAGCTCCGCAAGTTCACATATGCCCCTTCGGTTCATTTCCGCTATGCGCCGCTCTTCCGCATCGGCTGTTCCTTCCGGGTGCAGGCTTTCATCCGTAATCCGATCAAACGTATACTTCCGCACCACGGCCTCCGCTTTCGCTTCATAGCGTATGAATGTTTCCTTCGGAACGACATTATATCCAAGCTCCGTGTAATCCTCATGGGTAACATACATACCGAATCACCATTAAGGGGCGCGATTTGCGCCCCTCACCTTTCTTATTTCCCTTTCGCCGTTTTCGGAGGCGTCGGTTTCCCGGCGCTCTCCGTATCCTTTGGCTTAGGCGTTTTCGGTTCGTCCTTGAAAACAAGCCCTACAATCTTACTCATAGCCCCTCCTTACGCCGTCGCTTTGTGATGCAGGTAAATGCCCGCGCGCTTATTTTCGTAAGCGTCAGCAAGGCCGTAAGCGCGATAAGCAAACTCCCATGCGTCCGCGTCCTTGTTGTCGTCCGGGGCCGTCACCTTGGAAACGGTGTGCTTTGTGTACTGCAAAAGCGCGGGCTTGTGGATCACCATAAAATTGATCTCCGCTGCGCCGTCCGCTTTCTTATAGCCGCCCATTTTTGTAGCGTCCGTGGTACCGTCGATAAGCTCAACCGCCGTATAGAAGCGCGTCTGCGGCACAAGGATTTTCTGGGAGAAGCGGCTGATAACCTCCTTGGATTTCGTTGTGTCCAAATCCTGAATCATGCCGTCCAGGGTTGGCGTGATGAACAGCAGGCGATTTTCATACGGCACCTCGTCCTCGTCCATTTTGTTTGTTGCCGCACGCAGGGCAGTAATAACCGCTGCGCCGTCCGCGAGGGTCGCGCCCGCGTCGACCTTGGAAATATCCTCAAGCCCCGCATACTCCGCGAAACGGAATGCGTCCATTTCCGGCACAACCTTTTCACGAATAAACGTGCTCGAAAGTTTCCCGAATGCAAGCGAAACTGTTTCCTCGTTGTCCATCGCGTCGATCATAAACGAACGTCCACGATCATAATTAAACTTAACGGTCTCGAACGTGAAATCCACATCGCCCTTGACGTACCCGTCATTCCTCTTGTAATCGGCAAGGCCGACCATAGAGAGCTTAGGAATAACGATCTCGTTTGCGTTCGCCCCCGCCGTCATGAGGGAAGCGTCGCTGTCCAGTACCGCGGTAAGCCCCGATACCTTGTAGACCTCGTCGAGAAGGTCAATGTACTTTTTGAATAGTGCTATCTGATTAGGCATTTTATATCTCCTTTACTTTTCCGGCGGCAATCCCATTACAGCACGTGCCGCCGCAATGTCGTCATTGTTTCCACCGCCGCCCGTGCCACCTGCTACGATTTTCGGCGTTGCTTTTTCGGGTTCAAATAAGAACTCCTTTTCCTCTTTGATTTTTGAAATTTGCTCATCCAATCCGAGGATATTTCCGTCATCCGTCAATTTCAGATTGTCCTTGTTAATCAGCTTCATCAGGATATCCGGGTCTTTGGCCTTGATATCCGCGAGCTTCGCGCCGAGCGCATGGTCGAATTTAATCGCCGCAATCTGATTGTCGCGGTCCTTTTCAGCGTCCTCCGCTTTCTGTTTCCAATCGTCGGAAGCCTTTTTAATTCCTTCCACATCCAGCTTCTTGAATCCTTCGATCTGTTCATTTGCAGCGGAAAGCTGACCGCTTAGGCTTTTGATTTCCGCGTCCTTTGCGGCAAGCGCCGCTTCGTCCGTCCCGGCCTTAGCCTTTACCGCCTCAACGTCCTTGCCATTCTCGGCCATGATCTTATCGATTGCGCCGTCCTCGATTCCAAGCTCTTTCAAAAACTCTCTCTTCATATTTCCTCCATTCGGTACGCTTTTATACGGGTGTCGCTTCCCTTGCCTATCCACATTCATACGCCTGTGGAACAGCTAATTTTTGTATCAAAAAAGGCACCTGCCAAGATGCCCTTATGATCTGTGTTTTTCAGCATATACAGCCTTACCGCTTATGCTCCGTCCATACCCGGAAACCTGCGTACGCTCATTTTGCTTTATCAGCCCTGCCTTCTTGCTGAAATCGTCGTAGTAATCACGCAGCCTCCGCAGTTTTACGCTCCCTGACACAAAATCGTCTTTGAGACCTCCATGATCGAACCCGATCAATTCCCGCTTCACCTTGCGTATTGACCGTTCAAGCCGTCTCTGCGTCTGGTTCGCTTCGTACAAGGTGTAGTGCTTCCCTTCGTAATTGATACCTTCTGCATTACGGCGTTTCATTTCCTCCAATTCGCTCTTGCTGTGCGCTGGTTCGCTGATATCAAGCATTACAGGGAATGCAATGTGCCGGCAGCCCAATGTCCCAACAGGACGAGCGAGCCGGTTGTTCAACTTCTCGTACTCTTCGTTGCTATACCGTCTGCCCTGTACGCTCTCATGGTCGGGGGCGCATCCGGCGTGTGCCGATATCTCCCATCCGTCCGTCCCGAGGTCAGCGGCATTTTTCTTCATGATCTGCGCCGCCATATCGGTAACGCCGCTAAGAACACATTGCCGCGCCGCCGCTTCGATACTTATAGTCCGGCCACTCGCGTAACCTATCGTAGTCATTCCGCGTTCGGTAAACGGTTTAATTGCTTGCCGGATTGCCGTATTATAATCTATCACCCCAGACGCAATCTGCATTTGCGCAAGACCAAGGGCTTGCTTATAGGCATCAGTCCATAGAGTAAACTGTCCGTTATTCATCACATAACCAGCCGTCCGCGTAAGGTTCGTAAGATCGCCCATTGCTGCAGCTATCGCCGCGTTTCCAATCTCCCGTGCAAAACTCGTATCAAGTGGAATCCCTACCACCTTGGATATTTTCGCTTGGTTGTCCGTCGCTACTTCGGCGGATTCTGCAAAAATGCGCTCCACCTCTTTACGCGAGGTCTTGAGCGCATCCGCGATTTTCTGATTGATAACGTCCGGCCCTTCTCCGAGGGCCTGCAATGCTATTTGCTGTATCTCCGCCGTCCTTGTTGCCGTACCCATTTTCCTGATGCGGCGGGCGATATCTTCTATAGCGTAATCTTCAACGGCATAGAGCAATTCAATAATAGGCTCCGGCAGCCCCTTAAGGTACTCAGGAGTAAGCATTATTCAGCACCTTCAAGTATTCGTTTTGCTTCCTCTTTCGTTATGCCAAGCGAGATGGAAATTATATTGATCGCCTGACCTACGGTAAGCCCTCCGGCCTGATATTGCGCTATAACCGACATAAGGGATTGTGTCTGTGCGCCGTTTAGCGTTTTCCCAGCTACTTGCTCCGCCCTGTCTACCGCTGCGTCAGCGTTGACCGCACCCGGTTCATCTTCGGGCTTGCTTTCCTTCGTGAGTTCTTCCATATCAGGGAGCAGCTTCCGGGCTTCTTCTTCCGTAATCCCGCGTGTTTCCATGAGGTATATTTCCGGCTTTAAAAGGCCTGCCGATACTTCTTGTAACTTCTTCTCGCGCTCTTTATCCTTGTCCACTACGATAGAATCATCCCAATCGAACGATGCGCTATACGCGCCGCCGGGCGCTAAATTCCCAATAGTGGCCCATACGTCCATTGCATAAATAAGCTGTTCAAGCGCCGCCTGTAATGCTTTCTGAACATCTTTTACGGAAGCATAGGAACGCTGCTTGCTTGCCTTTATTTCCTCCGCCGTTTTATCTACGTTCTGAGGATCGGACAGCGTTCCGTAAGCGAGCGAACACGCAAATTCCGCGCGCTGAAAAATACGGTTCAATCCGTTCACGAAAGAATCATCTCGTAACGGCGGCGCAAACGGCTGTACTGCTTTTGCGCCGTCCTCTGCCTCAAAGTCAAGCAAACGGAATAAGCGTTCCTTCCCTTTCGGCATTTCCAGTTTTCCCGTTTTGGGGTTCTGCTTGAATATATCAACGCTTGCATCAATCGCAAGCTCACCGCCTTCATACTCCCACAACAGGCGGCTGTATTGCTCGTCCGCTTCCCGAATCAGTTCAACGGCCCTTGAGTAGACCGACACGCCCAACGGCGAGGACGGGTCTATCGTATTGGCAAGCGGTACCCGGAAGTATGCGAACAACGGCTTATCCACGTTTTCAATCAGTGTGTAAGGGGCAATGCTCGCCCACTCGTCAATACTTGCAAGGTCGATTTCATTACCCGTTACACTCTTATTGTCCGATACATACGCCTTGTTTATGATCTCATAGCCTTTATCCGTAAGGTTATGGTGTTCAAACTTCGTGTAATACTTCGACCCCTTCGTCAATACCGCCACGAACACCGCGCCCGTTATCTCTGAGCCATTGTGCGCCGTAGGAAAAAATCTGTCGGCATGAACGGCATCAACCGCGATCCGCGTGCCGTCAATAAACGGCTTCAATGCGATTCCGCCTTTTGCGCATCCATATTCGCAGTATGTCCTCACGTTCCCAATCACTGGTTGGTATTGCTTATTAAGAAAATCCGCCCGCTTCGACCCCATGATTTCGGATTTCATCTCAATGGTTACAAGCCGTGCATACTCCGCTGCGATCGCACACGGCAGATTTAAGGACTTTACCCTTGACGACTTCCACGGCGGCTCATTACTGTACATGGATGACCACAGTGTTATCTTGTCTGCCATTTCAGGCGAGACCGCCACATCTATATGCAATTTATCCTTTATGATTGATCTATTTACCAATTTTTTCAGCACCTGCCTTATCCAGTCAAGAAACTTTTTTAGCATCATCGTCCACCCACTTTAAGCCTTTGGCATACCTACGCATGATTGTCTGCACAAGGTAACGTGTCTCATCGAGCGCGTGATCGTTTTCCTGAACAACCTCGTCTTTCTTCGCTTCCGCGTTCCAACAGTAAAGCCCAAACTCACGAATCGTGTCCTTGCAATCCTCATGTATTTTCAGCATTCCGACATTGAGCATTGTCGCAGTGTTCCTGATCCCGTCCAATACTTCATTGTGGGCGTTCCGCGTTGAAAATTTCCTGTGCCGCTTGATGCAGGTCTTGAACGATGCCGCCGATGGATCAATTACAACCGCCTGTATGACATAATCTCCTGCGAGCTCTTCAAGCATTGTGTAATATTCCTCGTCCGTTTTTTGACAGTCCTCCATCGCCCGTTTTTCCTCCCTGCGGCTATCGTGGTATACTTCTTTTATCTTCGTAGCTACCTTGCCGTTGATGCAATACAATCCCGCCGAAAACGGGTTCCGGGTGCCGTAGTCAACGCTGATATAATACAGGCCGCCTTTTGGTGCCTCGTGAACGACGTGCTTTTTCTCGTCGAACATCGGATACACCAAACCCTCGGCTATCTTCCACAAACCGAGAATATACCGTTGGTAAAACAGCCCTGTAAACTGACTTCGGTAACGCGCTTTCACCGCTTCGGACAAGCTCAGATTATCGTCCATTGTGAAATGGAGATATATCAGGTTCTTTTGCTTTTCTCCTGCCCCTATGTTGTCAATCCAATTTTCCTTGAACCAATGCTTAGGCCCTTCCGGGTTACAGTTAAACCACCACTTGGAGCCGTCCACTGAGCACCGCGCCGTTGCCTGATTGACAAACGATTCCGGCATAAGCGCCACCTCGTCAAAAAACGCTCCGGCAAGCGTGATACCTTGTATGAGGTCTTGGCTGCCCTCGTCCTTGCCGCCGAACAAATAGAAATAATTTACGGTGTCTCCACGCTTGATCACAAGCAGATTGTCCGTCCGGCGTTCCCTTACCTGATATCCTCTGGAGCGCAGCATCAGCTTAAGCCAAAATATGACGTTGCGCCGCAGGGAGCCTATCGTCTTTCCGCATATTGCAAAATTCTGATGGCTGAACCGCGCCATGCCCCACATTACAAAGGACAGTGACATGCAAAGCGTTTTCCCTGACCGGATTGCTCCGTCTGCTATAATACCGTCCTTGTCCTTGACCGGGCTATTGTCGCACCACCACGTCAGCACCTTCTTTTGCTTCACCGAAAAAGGCTTAAAAACAAAAACGGCATTGGATAATTGCCGTTTCATCGTGTCATAGTGCCGCTTTATGGATTTTTTCATTTCGGCAATCTTGCCGTCGATCTTACTCCACGACATGATCGTCACCGTCCGCCCATACGTCCCCGGCCTGTGCATTCAATGCCTCGAGGAACCCGTCATTTAATTCGGCGTCGCTCTCTTTATCGGGGAGCTGTGCTTCGACCTTCAAGAGTTCAATATCCAGCCTGCGTTTATCGTATTCGGCGGCGTGTTGGTCTTTCACATTTTCGCCTATCGTGTCCCGTATTGCATTGAACGCCTTAACGTCGCCAGTTGCAGCCGCTTTCAAGGCCCCCTTTACAAGAGCGGTACACATTTTCTTTTGATAGTCTCCGCTCTCAAGTATAAGCAAGAGTTCTTCTTTCAGCGTCTTTCGGTTCCTCCGGCTCTTCCCCGACGCTATCCCCGCTTTCCTTGCATTTGCTCGGCGTTCGCTCGGTGTTCGTTTGTCATTCGGTACTAAGTTTTGCTCATTCGCCATGCCCTCACCACGCCATTCCTATATTCCAACCCATACACCTCGCCTATCTTATATGTCAGCCCAGCTAATCGCCTTATCGGTTCTTTCTTTAAGCGCCGCCTTGCCTTGTCTGCCCTGCTGATCGCTATAGCCGCCGTTTCATCCCAGTAGTGCTCTGCGTTGTATTTGTCCATATCCGTCACCCTTTATCCAAAACAAAAACGCCACCCATCAGGATGACGCTTTCATATAATTCTACACTACTATTATAAACCTCATTTTGGACGCACAGTGCACACTTTACAGGCCAAGCAGATATTTTATATCGTTCATAAATTTGTTTTTGTAATTATAGAACTGCCGTCGTGATATGAAGATAAGCCCGTCAAACGCCTCGAATGGGTATTCCTTTGCGTTGAGACACGAAAGCCATATGCAGCGCCTGAGCGTCTCTTCCTGTTCTATAGTCTGCGATATATCCACGCCTATCAAGTGTCGCGCTTGATCTATTGCCTTAATCACTTTAGCCTTGTGTTCCCCTTCCAACCTCGCCAGCCTCTCCGCTGCCGACAAGGTGGGGTCGCCAATATAACCGCCTCTCGGCATACCGTCTGCCTGCCGTGGGCTTGGGTACAAAATTCTATCGCGTTCACATTGATACCATTTGCGATACTCGTCATACTTTCGGATATACTTTACAATTAATGTGCGTGTGTCCCTGTCGATCTTATATTTTGTCTGCACGAAATGCGCCTCCTGTGGTATAATGTATTTAGCGAATATCAAAACCCAAGAGGAACGGTTCTCCAGCCCGGAGGCTGTTCTTTTTGTTTAAACTATACTTTTACGGTTATATATGGAGTACAATTACATACCCCCGATCTTGGGCGGCCTTCGGGTCGCCTTTGTAATACAAATATTTTTATGTGAGGCTCTATATGAATAATACTTTCTCAATCACCGACCAATTAGCCTATGAGCGTACCCTGCTTGCCAATGAGCGCACTTTTCTTGCATATGTCCGTACTTTTATAGGCTTTGTTGCTTCTCTGTCCATGCCTTTGACATATCGTCCATCTTGTAGACCCTCAAAATTTTTTCCAGTCGTGTAATTTCTGCGTTTAATTCTTTCTCTGTAGGCTCCCTATACTTTCGCATTGTATTCTCTCCCTTCGTTCCCGTCCTACCGCACTGCCGTCAGCGCAACCCCAAGCACAATCCCCGCTGCCAGTCCTATGCATACCGCTATCAGGATGATTGTAAATTTTGTTTTAGTCATTTGCGGCCTCCATATACTTGATCGCTTGATCTGCGGCCTCCTGCAACGCTACAAACCGTTCCTGTGTCCCTCCGCCATCCGGATGGGCCTTTTTCGCTAATCCCTTAAACCGTGCTTTCACGTCCTCTACACTGGCAGGAATTTCTTCAAATCCCAATACCCGCAAACAATCCGGGACCAGCACAGGCGCAGGCAGATACTTCATGCCTGATAACCATGTCTGCAATTCATAAATGCCTCGCTCTGCCATCCGCGCAAGGTCTTCCAACGACAAAACGATCTGCGCAAAACAGTCTGAACCATAATTTAATTTGATTCCCAGCGCAGCGGCTTTTTCCCGCGTGTGATCGAACCGGTATAACTGGCCTTTTAGTTTAAATTCGACCCATGCGCCATGTCGGTCAAAATTGTAATTGCATTCATCGGCTCCCATACGTTCCATTACCAGTTCCAGCTTGCGTTCGTACTTCTCCGGCGACGCATATTGTTTTGTCGCTGCCATATTATTCTTCCTCCTGCACTCTCACGTTCTTCTGATATTCCCGCGCAAGCCGTTGCATAAGCGCAAAGACCAGCTTGTGGTGCGGTATTTTCAATTCCTGTTTTTTCGGTTTCTTAACACATACGGCCATCCCGAGCAGGTCGTTGTCCCTCGCCGTATAAACGCCGATCCCGTCCGGTATTTCGTCCTTCACCTGCTCATACAATCCATGCGGCATCACGTAGTAGTTATAATGCCCGTACCAGGACAGCGCCGCCTTGCTGTGGAAGTCTGCCTTTGATACCTTGAGCTCGTAACACCGCCAAATTCCACCGTCATAATTCCAACCGTGGGTTTCCAGAAGCAGGGCATCAACTCTTTCCCGGTCGCACAGCCTGACAATTCCTTCCTCGTAGGGCATAGCCACCTCAAACGCCATATAAAAACCATTTTTGCCGCGAGCCACGGCATTATATAATTTTCGTTCAAGCTCTTTCGTCGTCATTGCTCTGCTCCTGCGCTTCCCGCGCCTCAAGCTGTTTTTTCCGTTCCGGGATGACGTCGCTTAATTCGGATTCCCGTAACGCCCATTGTTCACTTCCCCAACTGTTGGGCGCAGAGCATTCGTGTATCAATACTTTTTTTCCGCCCCTCTTAGGCAACACAGTTTTCGGAATAAAACACCATTCCCCATTACCATGTTCATCAATTGGAATCCGTTCATACCCAAGCGCTTTCATATGTTCGGTAAATTCCGGCGCTACCTGAATGTATCCTTGCGCCACCCCATGACCACAGCAACACCCAATAGTTTCTATGCCTTTATTTCTCAATTGCATTACTTCGCCCTCTAAACAGTAATCTACAGGGATACCATCTTTTGTAGTCGTTTGGCAATTATAACTTCCAAACTTGACACTTTGACACCAAATATACTTCATTACGGTTGTCATAGCGTTTCTTAATTCATTCGTAAATGTAATAGTCCTTCTCTCAACATCTTTCCAAATTGGGTGATTCCTTTGCGATGCCGAGATAGCATCCGCAAATATTTTGCAAACCTCTTTATTGGTCATTGTTCCCCCTCCGTTCCGTGATTGCCGCGCCACTCTCAATGCTCGCAATCATCTCGATTAAATCCTTCGGTGTAATCAGCACTAAATTCATCGCCGTCCGGCAATAATGCGCATATACCTCTCACCTTGCCTTGATGTTTGCAGTGATCGCAATCATGCGGTATCATTTCCACCGCCGCATCTGCGCGTTTCTCTGCCATTTCAAGCGCTAACTTAGTGCTGACATATTTCTTCTGCCAGCTCTTGGCTGTTGCTGCTTCTAAACTTAGTTTTGAGTTTTCGGCCTTTATTGCCTCAAGCCGGGCGCGTAGGTCGGCGTTTTCGGCTTCCATTTTTTCTGTAGTTTTATTGATCTTTTCAAATTCATCTATGCCATATAGCGCCTCCAGTGCGTTTAAAATATATGATCGCGCTTCCTCCGGCGTCGCCCTGGTTGATCTGATCGCACGTTCTATGGCCTCTACATTTTTACGCTGGCGCTCAAATTTTTCAGCAATATCTGCATCAAGGCTTGCGCCATTATCAAAATCGTATTTGCTGGAACTGTTTCCTACTCTATGTCTTTGTATCCTATTGTTCATTCTTCCCCGATCCTTCCTCTGCGTCCATACGTTCGCCGTATGAACAATAGTCTTCTGGATCAACTAACCCGTTCCACCAGCTGCAAGTGCCGCCAAAAACGTGCTTTTCTTGATCTCTGTAACGTTTGCATTCCTCACACCGCACCACTGGTTCAGCGTCTACCGCTTCGATATTATTAATGGCAATATGTAATGCCATTTTCTCCTTATTGGTTAAATCAGACAGCTTTATGTACTCTTTTATTGCCTTGCGGCTGATCGTATCGCCTTTCATTCTTTCTCACTCCCTTCCGGTTTTGTCCGATAGAATTTCGGGAGCCCATTCTCTGAATCAAATTCTGTAGAATCAGTCATAACGATCAGCGTAGAAAGCTCGTCAACTATATTTACATAATCGATTACGTACCAGTATCCATCGTCAGCGTCATATACAGGCTCCCTTGTCATTTCCATCAGTTCTTCCAGTGTCAGCGGCTTCGGGGCCTCGCGTTGCTCCCGTTCCTGTTTCTCGCGTAGGGTTTCAAGTATTGCCGGTAGCGAATTCCGCATCGCAATTACCAGCTTCACGTCTGGATCGTCACCAGATACATACCCTTCGCAACTCTCCCCACCAAATGCGGTTGAATTGTCATTTGCGTCAGCTATATATCCATCAATCTCGTGTTCTACGCTTTTCCACGGTGCAGGTGATGCCTTTTTATCAAATTCGGTAATTTCGTTTATGGTTTTCTCTATCTCGTTCATTTCCACGCTTCCTTTCCCCGTTTTTCAAAAATGTATTCCATAAACGCTATCATTTGATCTTCTTCATCCGGGCCTAATTCCCCATGCCCCTGTACGGTTACAAGCCTTCGACTTTGTTTCTCGTTCATGGCTTCCTTTTCCGCCTCTACCGCCTTTCTGCACGCTTCGCATTTGGCATATTCATCCGGCAGCCATTCGTGAAACAACATGCATCTTGGAAGCCTCCGTTCTACCGGGGCCTTGTGTCCATGAGTGCGGTCACGGTGTTTATGATATTGGCACACTTCTTTTCCCCAAAAGTCCCCGCCGGCATAAATGCATCGGCTTTCATCTTCCGGGTCATATGGGACTTCATGCTCGACTGTTATTTTCATTTTTTGTCTCCTTTTCTCGCCATTCGCAATCTGCGGCGCATACCGGGGTAATCCCCGCCTTTTTATCATGCGCCCTGCAAAATTGGCACATTTGCTTTTTCATGCGCTCCCGCTCTTCTTTCAGTTCCGCAAGTTCCAAGTTTCTTCGTTCCAAGAGAGCAACCAATGGGCTTGTTTTTTCAGCCATGTCGCGCCTCCACGATCTCGTCCGGTTCAAGCGTAACGATTACGCCCTCACCCTTCCTGTAGATAAATTCGTCTGTGAATCCAGATATCCACTTGTTGCCATCGTCCGGCAATACGCCTTTCTTTTGCAGCGCATCCAGAATGAATTTTTTTCCGAATGCAACGTTATCCTTATCCCTCCGGCGGTTCGGTTCAAGCCATACGAAGGTCACGTGAACGGGTCTTTCCACTTTCCCGTGCAGGAAAAGCGCTATATCTTGGTCGACGCATTTTTTTATACGTGCCGCCTGATACTTGTTGCCTTTTGCGGCCCGCAAAAATTCATTCAGTCCCGGTAGCCGGAACGGTATTTTAAATTCCATTTGCCAGGTCCTCCATTTCCGCGAACGCATCTCGCTTTCGCTTTTCTTTTTCCTCCGCCGTGTAAGCTCGCTCGTCCACGTTCGGCGGCTTCCCTCGTCGCCGATTCTGATATTCGACCTGTTCCGCCCTTGCCTTTTCCGGCGTATCAATCCCATTTTCGAGCCATCGGTTCAGAATGCTCTTGGCATAACTCCAATTCCTCGCGTTGTTTTCAACAGCACGTTCAAGGGCCATCGTGATAAGTTCATCAGGCATTCCGTCCTCAATGAAGCTTTCGGCCTGTTGCATAATGAGCGGCGTAAGCACTCCAAAATTCTCTGTATAGAATCGCGTATACGCGCGCGCCTGTTGTTGTATCTTTTGTTTTATATTTCTTTCTTGGGTAGCGTGGGCGCTATCTGTGTCGGCCTCATTTTGAGTACTGTTATCGTCTGCGCTATCTCCTAGCGTAGGCGCTACCTGTGTCGGCTCCCATTCGTCATAATTTTTGTTGAATTCAAGCACCTTTGCCCGGTTGAATCCCGCTGGTGAAATCTCGCGCACAATCCCCCATTTTATGAGTTTTGCCATCTCACGGCGAACACTTGATATGTGCGTATCCGTGGCCCTCGCTATGAATGACTGTGATATGGGTGCGTTCTTGCGGTTATATCCGTAGGTGTAGCGCCATAAGATCATAAGGATTTTGTATTGCGTAGCGCTCAACTTCGCCGCATAAACAGCTTCAAGTATTTCATTTGCGATTGGTGTATATCCGTTTTCTTTTTGCGGCGCTGCCATGTCTGATCCTTTCGATTTATGTTATCCGCGCCCTGCCCGTTTGATTCAGGAGGTCAGTAAGACAGGGCGCGGTATTGATGGGGCTTTATTATCTAAAATATTGGGGCAAGGATTTGCACCTTACATGGCAGTTCTATTCGCCTCTGCGGTTGTTTGCCACCACATTGCTGTAGATACTTTCTGTGCTGCCACATATCGTATACTTCGGGCGAATAATTGCGTCTACCTATTCCGCCACCCAATATGTTTAGAACGGCAACTCCGCATCGTCCAACGGCTGGAAGTCCGCTAAATCTTCTGCGAACAATTCGTCCGCCGTCCTGCTCTCCTGTTCGTTTGGCTTCTGTACGCTCTGCGCTTTGCTCGTCATGAATTCCGCCTCGTCTACCACGATTTCCGTGACGTAGCGGCGGACACCGTTTTGATCTTCATAGTTGCGGGTCTGAATCGTGCCGACAACGCCAATCCGGGAGCCTTTGGAGAAATACTTTGCTATAAATTCTGCTGTGACTCTCCACGCTACGCAATTGATGAAATCCGTTTGCTGCTGTCCGTCCTGTGATTTATACCGTCTGTTTACCGCTACCGTGAAACTGGTAACGCTGATTCCGTTTGGCGTTGTTTTCTGCTCTGGAGACCTCGTTAAATTTCCTACAATGACCGCCTTATTGATACTCATCTAACAAATTCCTTTCCAATGCCCTTAATTTCATATGAAAACTGCAATGGTCGCTTCGCTTCATCAGTTTGAGATTTTCGATACGATTATCGCTTCGATTGTGGTTGATATGATGCACAACCTCGCTTTCGTTTAGAAATCTACCAATCAAACGCTCCATGACTATCCTGTGTTCAAACACATATCCATCCTTTGTCGCTCTTGGATGATCGGGCGCATATACAAGAATATATCCCGCATAATGCTCCTTTTTGTGGCCTTCCTTGTATACACCATCAAAATGTTTTGAATGGGATTCTGCAATCTTTCTCTTTGTTTCGTCCGATAAAACCTTTCCTTTGTGGACATTGCTAATCTTGCGCCGCGCTTCCTCACTGTGAGTCTTGCCTTTGAACCCCATATGCGTTGGACGCGATTCAATCCCATATCTTTTTACATAATTGTATACACTTCCTACAGCGACGCCCAGTTCTCTCGCGATTATATTCATCGGTTTTCCATCGCGGATATATTTTTCACGCAGCACGTCTTCACTAATGATCGCCTTATTCATACTCTCAACTCCTTTGGTAACTTGTGATACACCCTGTCCTCGTCCGGGAAATTCGGGTAGAATCCGTCCAGATAGTCCCGGAATGCCGCCTTTATCATATTGTGCTCGGGTGAATCTTGATCGTCATACTTCCTGTGCCACTCGATATTCATTACTGCAAGATTCTCGGGTATGCCTAACCCGCCATGTGATCGCGGGATATAATGTGCAATTTGTAGGTCACATGTTTTGCCGCTTATAATGCAGCATGGATATCCTTCTATGCTGTCTCGCTCTTTCACAATTTCCCGTACTTCAATCGAAATATCCGTTGCCTTTGTCATTGCCTTTTTCATGCTGCCTGCGCCTCCCAGTATGAAAGCATTGCGTCGAGTTCTGTTTGCGGCCTCGTTTGTAATTCGAGCGCTTCGCAATCTTGTATAAGCGTATCAATCAGCTGTGACATCTGCTTTGTGTTGTATGTGCTGCTCCCGTAATATGCACGAAGTGCCACAAACCCTTCCTGCGGTGCGTAGTCCTCTATCTCGCAAATCCATCCAACCCCGTGCATCGCCCATGATTTTTTAAAGGTTTCTACCGCATCGGCGTTTATCTCGATCCGCTTATATATGTTTTGAAGTAGAATATGTTCCCGATAGATTTCAACATCCTCTTTATTTATGCGGTTCCCGATCTTCCGGCACAGTTCCCACATATAACGGTTCGCGGACCCGCTCCTTCTCTGGCGAAATACGGATAACGCGGCGGTAAATATTTTTCCGGCCTTTTCCTTTGCTTCGTCCAGAAAATCCCGGGCCGCTTTTTTGTAATCCCTGCACACGCGAAGCATTAGCCACAGGTCGCCCGTTTCGTAATCATCCCAAATCCGCGCATCGTCAAAGTTTACTTGTCTCATGCCCCGTCCTCCATTGCTTTCATGTCTGCCTTTTGGTTCAGATAGTGGATTGCGTGCTCGGCCTGCTGGAAGGTTGCCTCCTCCCACTTTTTAAGTTTCATCGTCTTTAACAGGGACGCTTCCTTGATGTTCAGAAACTCGCAGCCTGTTCTGATCTTCTTAATTTGATCTACCGTGGCCATGTCAATATTTTCCATCTGCCATTCAATATCCGAGGGAGATATAAATTCGTCCTTCCGTCCTCCCTTCGGTGCACATGTACCATACGAATATACCTGTATGCCTTTATCATCCTCGACTGTAAGCCCGACGATCTTCTCCGTCTCTTCGTCAACCTCGAGCTTGCCAACGTGCCATTTCATAAACGGATTAATAAGCTCGTATTGCGGCTCGCCGCTCACAACGATCTGCTCTTTTTTGGCGTTCAACTTCGGCTGCACGCCTCCATTCACCCAAATAAAAAGCCGCGTGTATAATTCGCGCCCGATGCCCCAAGCCGTCGCCGCGCGTTTGAATGCGTCGGAGGCCTCACCCTTTTCTTTCTCCACATTGCTCTTTGTTCCGCAGTCCTGCTTTGAAATCCACTGCTTTAGGTCGTTGTTCCATACAGAGATCGTGCAATACAGATTCCCTTTGATCTCCTGATATTCGTTCTTCCAACCCATCATTCCGAATACTTCGTCCAGAATCCGCTTATCACAGCGAGAATCCTTGTAAAGGAGCAATTGATAACCGCCCTTTTTAATCCTTGCAATCCGTATTTCTATTTCATCCGCACGCAGCGGCCTTATCTTCCCTTCCACCTTCATGCACTCCTTCTGTATGGGATAGGCTCCCGGTTCTCGTACCAGTCAGCAAAGGCGTATAAATCGTCCTTCGCGTATTCTTTGAAAATTTCCGCCCACATATCCCGGGCGGGTTCCTGATCGTCGATCTTCTCTCGGATGAATTCCTGCTCGTTCACTTTGAGGTAGTCCAGGAATGAACCCCATTCGCTCAAGACAAATTCCTTGTGGTCCTCCGGCGTTGCGTCTTTGAATACAGCCTTGTTTTTGCATTCGTCCGAGCAATACCATTCGCCATCGTATTGGACCGCATCTTCCGCATAGGCTTCATGGCCGCATACGCAATAAACAATATCGTCATACACTGGGGCGGTCGCTTCGTTTTCAAGATGTTTTGCGTATTCGCTCACTGGTTATCCCTCCACTTCGACAAACTCGCCACCCCTGAGGGCGTAGAACGTGTTTGCCTTAACGATTTTTCCGTCCACGATTGCGGATTTAATATCAATAAGCGGGTACGTTTCACCGTTCCATTCTGCGCGTTCCGCAACTACAATCGCACATCCAAGCGCACCTTTGGCCCTGCTATCGTATCCAGTAGCTATAGCTATAGAATCCGTACCACTAACCGTGGCGGCGCTCCGGTAGCCTGTGTTGGTGGCGGCGCTCCGGTCGCCTGTGTT